ACAATACCATTATTTCCAAAGTATGGAGCACACGATTCAGGTATTTCTACTTGTAAAGCTCCTTTACCTGCTTGAAATTCTCCATCATAAAATTCTCTTTGATCCTGTCTTAATAAAGTAACCGCCCCAGAAATACTTTGTAATGATTCTGTAAAGCTTTGTGTTACTTCATATTGACTATAAAAAGATGAAGATACTACTTCATCTGAAGTTAAACCACTATATAAAGTAGAGCTACCTGAGTAATAAACTGGAGCAGCATATTCAGTATTAAATGGTTCAAATACTCCACCTGTTCCTCCTTTAGTTACATAAACAGAAGATCCACTTATAGGATCGTATTGGGGGTAATCACTAGAACCAGTATTATAATCTCTGGCAAATGATTTAACTGAACCACTATATGTTACATCTTCATAAGATGCAGATGGTGGGGCGTATTTATTTCTTTCTAGTAAATTTTGTTTAATTACTACCCCAGATGTTAATGTTGTTCTAGCTGGTGTAAAATCTTCTATCATTTTAAATAATGAATTATCAAAGAAAGATATTAATCTAATAAAATCGTTTACATCATAGCCCTTTATATACTTTTTAAAATATGAATCTCTTAAAGCATCTAAATTAGGGTAAGAATCTGGGTAAGAATCTTTGTCTGGAATTTGAGATGTTGTTCCATAAAATGGCATTTCAGACCCTGTTACATATTGTCCTGCAGTTCTATTTTGCATTACTTGTAAAGGATTTCCTATATAATCTCCTATATTAAAATCACTAATTTGAGCAATTATATCATCATTTACTTGGTCAGTAGGTGAGAATGCTACTTCTAAACTACTTGCATTAGGTTCACTTCCACTTATGTATGGTGATTGTGCTATTGATCTTATAGGTGATAAAGTTGAGCCTGATGGGATAACATTATTAGCAATGTATATTTTATCATTTACTCTAGTTGTTATTCCTACATTTGGGTGATTTAATAAAGCTAACTCTCTATTAGTAGTAAAACTTCCGCTAGGTGTTATATAAAAACTACTATTATTAGCAAAAGATTGGGTTACAACATATGAACCTGTTATTTTAGGGTGAATAGATTGTCTACTGCCAGTATTTAATTCTGTACCTAAAGCGGCTCTAAATGTTAATTCATTTGGTGTTGAGTTTATACTATTACCCTCTACCGAATAAGGATTCACTATAAAATCCTCAAATGAACTCGCTGATATTATTGGATCCCAATACCTTATTTCTTGTATTGATCCTGTAAGTGGTAAATGGTCTGTTCCATCAAGATTAATACCCCCTGAATCTACTCCAAATGGAAAATTACAGGTTGTTATTCCTCTATAAGTATTTACTTCAGATGGAACTGAAGATGACTTAAAGTATTGTATATTTTGATCTAACCTATTCCCTGCAAATAATGAAGCAGTTGAATTAGTATAATCCATTGTTGTCATTACTGACCACCAACCATTATCAAAAAATGGTGCATCTATACTGGCAGTAAGTGAATATTCTGTGTTTCCTCTAGGATAAAATTTTAATGTTCCAAAGTTTTTATTTAAACTTGGTACTGATCCATCATAAGATCCTGATACACCACTTGCACCTGTATATTCTAATGTTATAAAAGCATTACTATTATTTCCTACCCAAATGTTTTGGTAAAGAGATGCTGTTGGGGCTGTTATTGTTTTAAACCTAAATTGTATTGTTTGAGGTTCTTGAACATTATCCCATGCTGTATTATTTTTAAATGAAGATGTAAATTGTGTGCTTCGATCTAAATTAAGGGCATAATTAAATGAATTTTGATTAAAATCCCAATCCCTTATATCTTGTCTATCTTTACCTCCAAATTCATTTATTCTTAAAATTGTACTTGGGATACCATACGATGTTATTAAAGCTCTTAAACCCTGAACTGTACCTTTTGTTTTTAATAAATAAGGCAAATTATGGTAGATACGTTTATATAAACGCTTATTAACATTATCCAATGGCATTATGTCATTCGATGCTGTTATTTTAGTATCTACGTATTGCTGCCCAGATTTAGCGGGGAAATCGCTAGACATATTAGGTAAAGGGAATGTACTTCCTGAAGGTGTTATTCCTAAAAAGGAAGTATATAAATCATCGTTATTAAAATTATTTGAATATAACTTAATACCAAAATCCCTAATAGCATCTGCTACTAAATCTTTTGAAATACCATAATCTAATCTATTATCACCATCAAACCTTTTTGTTACACCTTTAGTGTATAACCAAGTATTATCATATTGTTGAGCTACCATATCTACAAATAACTCATACTTTTTATTTGAAGAATCGCTTCTTAAATATTCAGGAATTGTATTATATAAATAATCTATGTTATTAAAATCATATTCAGATGCTGAAAATGCTTGCCCTCCATATAAACCACTTTCTGGGTTTCCACTACCTAACCAATTTAGTACTTCTGTACTACCTGTTGGGTATAAAGTATAAGGGGGTAATGTTGATGATTTAGGGTATGATTTAGAAGACCCACTATTAAAGTATAGGAAATATTCATACCCATCAAAATTTTCAATTACATTTTCTATTTTTGCTGAAAATGAAGCTGCACTAGAAGAATAAACTAATGAACTAGTTGTTGGTCCTGTTATACTACCTAATGAAGATGATAATTGGTTACTTGCTGATTGTATTAAGCCTACCTTATAATAAAAATTTTCTAATCTAGTTAACTCTGAAGAAAAATGTACAAATTCATTGTAATCTTCATAATTAACGCTTATATCTATTTCTTTTTTGTCTAATAAACTTTTTAATTGATTAAAAGAGCTTGTTAAATCTGTACCTATTAAGGTATTATAACTAAATGTTTCACTGGCTTCACCTGTTTCATTTTTAACCTGTAAGCTATAATTTGGTCCTTGAATAAATTGAATGTCATTATCTTCAAATATTAATTGAGGAAATACAACATTATATGCTTGTGGGTTAGAAATTTCTTCTACTACCCATAAAGTTGATTTAACATTAAATTGTGATGGTAGTGGTTCATATAGTTTAACTAATACTGATGGTTCTATTTCGGATTCAGTATCTAATCTAAGATTATTAGCTATAACTTGTTGGTCATTTCCAAAATTGAGATAAAAATCAACAAAATAATTAGCTTCCGTTCTATATTGAATAAATTCTAAACTAGAACTAATTATAGATGCATCTGTAATAGCATTACTTTTTAATCTAACTTCTGTTCTATCTGAACTTATTTCACTAATATAATAATTAGTAACTATATCCGAGGCTAAATGTTTTCTATAAAAATTATAAGTTGTAAAGTAACTGCCTTGTGAAAATCCATACTTTTCTAAATCTTCTGATGGTTTTAAAAATGTATCTCCTTGTAAAACGTCAAAAGTAGTAACCGAAACGGCTTTAATATTTGGGTTGTTAGGATATATTAAATTTTTATTTTCATCATAAGCGTAAAACTCAATATAGTCTCCTGCAAGTGGGTCAGCTGCTGCCCCTGTAAATGCTGTATCTAATCTTGATGCTGATAATAAAGTAATATCATCTGAAGCATAAGACTGGAAGTCAAAACTAGTGGGTAATACATTATATATTTTTATGTTAGTATCCATTTCCTCCTGTATTTGTTGTTCCTCCTATGTTAGTGTTCATTGTTGTTGTTCCCTCTACAGATGCTGTTTGGCCTTCTATCCCTATTGCTTGGTCTATTTCTTCTTTTAATGAACCAGTAACCCCTGTAATTAAGTTCGCATTTTCTAACTGTAAAGTTAAAACCTCTGCCCTTAAAGTAGATATTTCTTCTTGCAATGCTTCTATTTCTTCAGAATTAGCTGTTATATTAGCATATGCACCACTTGTTAATATTAAATATTCATGTGAATCAACATTACCTAGTAATGGTATATCATAAAAAAGATCATTGTAATATCCAAAGAATTGTTCAACAGTTACATTATCTTCTTGAATTTCTGCTACAGTAGGTACTCCTAATTGAACAAATTGAGTATCAATAGTACGAGTATATTCTACTTTAGAATAAACCTTTTTTTCTAAATCTATTTTTTCTGATTGAGCCATGTATTATCCGTTTACAACTTTAAATGTATAATTTTCATCTAAAACTATAGTGTTTCCTTGTATATTTGTTTTTACTAAAATTTGATAATTTCTTTCAGGTTGTAACCCATTCATGTATACTTTAAAGAAGCTTCCTGTTTTATCACAACTTATTTGAGTAAATAAAGGGTCAAAATCAACAACGTATTCGTTAGTTGATAAATCCTTAATAGCATAAAAAGATTCTGAAGGTAATGCTTGATTTGTAGTATATAATGAAGCTGTCTGGTATGTCCTAGCTGGAAATTCAGGTCTTACATTTAATCTAAAATTATTAATACTTTGACTATAAAAAGTTCCTTGATTGTTATCTAAGGCAACAAATAGATCTGGTGTATTAATTATACTTAAAGTATCAGGTTCATAAACAAAGTCTCTCCATTTTATTTCTAATTCTGGAGGGTATATTGTGTTAGTATCAACAGAATAATACTTTAACCAAGGGTTAACTGCAAAAGAAGTATTAAATTCTTCTGTATTGCTCCATTTAACTACAAACCCATTATTGTCAATACTTGGTAATCCTGCATTTAAGCCTGAAGATGATGAATACCATACTTTTACTGTATCAGTTACATCTAAATCTAAATCTTTTTGGCTTCTTAAAGTAAAAGACTGTGTTGCTTCTAGGGGTCCTATTTTAGTACCTGCCCATTCATAACCGCCTGATCCTGTCCACCAATATCCTCCTCCTGCATTATTACTCCCTACAAAAGATGCTGTTCTTAATGAATTAAAACCATCTGTTTTCCATTTATTGCTTCCTGAATAGTCGTACCAAATCCAACTTGCCCCATTGTCTACTATTTTATTATCTAAATATCTTCCTGTCCCATTATTAAAAGGATTTACTAGTGGAAATGATTCAATATTTGAATCCATTATAACACCTGTAGCCTTAGCTATAAACCCTTTTAAACTCGCAGATACTGCTAAGGTTTTGGCTTTATTATTAATAACATCTTTTATTTCGTTGTTATCAAATTTAATTAATGCTCTAGAAACTCTAGGGCTAGCCCCAGATTCAGTTACTTCGTTTTTTATTTCTAAAATTGGGTCTAATCCCGTATTCATAGATTGATACGCACTATAAATTGTTGTATCTTGGGATGGAAAAAGTTTATATACTGCCATAATTATTATATTGCTACTACTTGTCCTTTAATGTCACTATTTGGGTATTTAACTTCAAATATACTTGGATCTAATGAAGGAAATATTGTTCCATTTTGAGTTGCTCCATTTATATCATATGCCCATTCAGAATAATTTTTAGATAATCCTGCTATATTAGATATGTTTATTGTTTTAACTGTTTGAACTCCTTCTACTTCATCTAATAAAACAAATAAAGGGTTAAGTAAAATTGGTTGATTAATTTGCCACCTACTTGAGTCAAAATACCTTTGTAAGGCTGCTATACAATCACCTAAAACTCTATTATTATTAAAATTAGGTAAAGTTATAATTTCAAAATTAATTCCTATATTAATTACAAATGCATCCCTTATACTTAAACTATCACCAATCATTCTATATTGATTAAGATAAGTTTTAAGGTTGTTTTTTAATGTAGATGAAGCTGTTGTTAGTTTATTATTATTATCTACAGATAGTACGAAAATGTTTAATGTAGTATTAGCATCATCAGCATTTGGTTTTTGAGTAAATGCTTTAGAAATAGTACCAAATGTTGCGGGCATACTTAATGTTCTTACTAAATAATCATCCGCTGTAACATTTCTCATTTGAGATCCAAAGTTTGCAATAATATTTTGTCTTATTTCTTCTATTGAATCTCCATCACTACCTCCACTTGCTGCTAATGGATTATTTGATGCTATTGAATTAAATGTGGTTTGAGCTAGTGTTGCATTTAAGTTTGATTGGATGAATTGAATTGTCGATGTATCTGGGTTTGTAAGCGTATTTGATAATATATTAGCCGATACTCCACCACCTACATAGTATCTAACTGTTAGCGTTGTATTCGTGGGAGCTACACCATATGTGTTTGTAAATACAAAATTAGTAGGACTATATGCCGTTGTTAATTTGTCTTGACCAAAAGGTAAACCTATACCTACATTTGCAGGGTTTGGAATTATTTCTTCAGTTGTTGATAAAGGACTACCAGCTCCAAATTGAAGTTGTAGTGTTGTATCATTTATAAATCGAGTTGCAAATCTATTTTGTACTGCTTTAGTTTGAAGTAAGTATGGTGAATCATTACCTGTTGCATAATTATTAGGATCGTTTATGTTTGTGTTTTTAATACTATCAAAAACTTGTTCCTCACCTAAATAATTTACTTCATACCATTTGTTTCCATCAGAATCTACTATATCTAAAATTCCTGCTATGTTATTTTTTACTATATTTACAGTTGCAAACTCTTGAGGAGCACCAAATGTAAATTGAATACTAGCAATATCTCCTGAAAATGCTGTAGTTGTTTTCTTTAATAAGAATTGTGAAGGCACATCAGAAGTAATTTGAGCTACACTAACCGTTGTTGGGTTTAAAGAACTAGATACTGTAAAATCTATTGGTTCTTGTATAGAAAAATTAGTTGCTGTTCCTTCTCTAGTTGATACCTTAGTATTTGCATTTACATATAAAGCATAATCATAATCTGGTATGTACTGACTTGCAGATACTTTTGATGGTACAATTTGGAAAAAGTCTACTTCTGTTGTAGATAAACTAGTTACCTTTGGTTCGTACCCATACATATAAGATAATTGAAATAAATTATCATTTTGTCTTGCGTATTGTACGTAATTTTCTTGTATTTGATTATCTAAATAAAATGATAAAACATCTCCTACATATGCTGCTTGTTCTATAAACATCATTCCTGGTGATGTTTCAGAAAAATCTGTGTAAGTTGTTGGGAAATAAGTCTGGCTATAATTTATTAGCTGAGATCTATACTCCGTAAAATCTTTATTTATGTAATTTATGTCTCTTCTTATTGCCATTATTGGAAGCTTAAGGTTAAATCATCTGTTATTGATGTGTTTTGTACTGAGTATTTAATAGCTACTTGAACTTCATTATGATCGAAATTACCAGTAACAACTACACTATATACTAATATGTTAGGGAATTGTGATTTTAACTTTTCATTTATATCTTCTTTTAGAAAATCTAAATTTTCAGAATAAATATTTGTAAAAATAAAATTTCTTAAACCTCCCCCAAAAGTAGGATTTCCTGGTCTTTC